GTAATAGGCGTCGAGGCTTTCGGCCTTGATGAACCACAGGCGGTTCTTGTGCGACCAGACGTAGGATAACTCGTCCGCCGTCGTCGTGTCGCCGACCGCGAATGTGATGGCCGGCGTGGTGTCGAAAGTCGTGCCGTCATAGACGAAAGGCGTGTCGGCGCCATTGACGCCCCGCAGGAACACCCCGCCGCCGTTGGAGAACTGCGTCACGATCCATTCGCCGCCCGACAACCCCGTCATGACCTCAAGGCCAACCGTCGAGCTTTCGCCGAAATTGTCGCCGCCATCCGTGACGAGAAGATCGTCCTCGTCCGTCGCGAGCGCGTAGTTGAACGGCGTGAGGATGACGCTGATGTCGTAGATCGCGCTGGCCGTGCTGGAGAACAGCGTCTCGACCGCGCCGTTCTTGTAGGAGAAGATCGACGTGACCGGCAGGGACTCATCGCCAAGCGTGGCATAGAGCCCGCTGCCGCGGCGCATGATGGCGCCTGTCGCGGTCGGAAACCAGTTCTCCAGCACCGCCGCGCCCGGGGGCGCCTGATTGGCGTTCGGCTGGGCCAGATTGCGGTTGGCCGTCCAGCCGCCGATGGGCGCGGGGAACGAGAACAGACGTGACGTGCGCGGCTTTGGCCGATTGACCGGCGTCCTCATTGGCCGAGAACCCCAGGATAGGCGACGCTGACACCAGCCGGAATGCGCGGGGCACCTTCGGCGATGATCTGCGAGCCCTTGTCGGACGCGATCTCCTGCGACAGCGCCAACTCATAGTTCCGCATGTCCTCGGCGTATTCGAGGCCCTTCCATGCACGCCAGCGCCAGATGACGCCCAACGTCAGGACGCGCTCGTTGAGCCGGAACGTGTCGGTGTCGCTGGTGAATTCCTCCTTGGCCGCGCCGGCTTCGGAGAGCACCACATTCTTGCTCTGGTAGTAGAACTGGACGTTCGTCCCGGTCGGAACGGTCGGCCATATCTGCATCTGACCACCGAGCAAGATCCACCAGCCGGGCGCGCCGGACGTGGAGAACTGCTGGAGGTCGTACCATTCGTTGAGCGTCTTGGCGGGGCTGTAGAACATGCCGGGCCAAGAGGTCGACCACACACGAATGGCGCGCGGCAGCCGGTCGAAGTCGGTCGGCAGGTCGAAGGCCACGCCATCGTAGCCAATGAGCGTGCCGAGCGTCGTCAGCGCACGCCAGTCATGCCCGCCGACGATGTCCTTCACCACGTCGTTCGCGAGGGTCGTCAGTTCGACCTCGATCCCGTCCGTTGCGGAGAAGAACGTCGTCGGCTTCTGCCCGACAAGGCGGACAGTGGCAGACTGGAGTGCGCTGAGCAGGGTCATCAGGCGGCCTCGTCAGGCTTCTTGGCGAGCTTGGCGTTGATTTCGTCCGCCATGCCGACCAGCGTGTCCTTGTTCGGATTGCCGCGCGGGCGCTCGCCGGTCGCTTCCTCGATCCAGTTCTTGATGTCGTCCTTCTCCATGTCGTCGAAGGGCGATGCCGCGCGCTCGTCGGCCTTCTTGTCCTTGGCCTGCGAAGCGTTCTTGGCGTCCTGCTTCATCTCCTCGACGAGCTGGCGCAGCTTCTCGTTCTCGCTGGCAAGGCGGGTCGTGTCGGCCGACGCCGCGGCGTTGTCGAGATAGGCTTGGGCCATGTTCTTCAGCTCGCGCCCGCCCATGCCGAGGTTCTTCAGCGGCTGGCCGTCGAGCGAGGCGAGGGTTTCGGCGGTGTGGATGTTCAGCGCCTTCAGTTCGAGGCGCTTGCCCTGCGTCAGGAACGGCAGCTCCTCGACGGGCGTGCCGGTCTGCGACTGCGAGCTGTTGGCCTTGAACCGCTTGTACTGCTCGTTGAAGCGCATGGCGTAGGTAACGGGTTCGCGCATGCCATTCGGCTGGTCGACCCACTTCCAGACCGCGTGCGCGGGGAAGACGCCTGTCGTCTGCTTGTTGGCGGCGAGCTTGATCTCGACGATCTCCAGATCCGTGTAGATCGGACGGCCTTCCTTGGCGGTGGCTGTCTTGTCGATCTTGGAGTGGACCTTGAAAATCGGCACTACGAGGTTTTCGGGTTCGGCCATCGGCTCGGTTCCTTGTCTGAGAAGGGCGCAAAGAAAAAGGCGGCCCGGAAGCCGCCCCTCATGTCATGCCTGCGGGATTAGATGGCTGTTCGCTTCAGCCATGCGTATTCCCCGGAGGGAACACCCCCGGTAATCGTCGGCGAGGTCCATGCCCCCGCGCCAGTGGCGAAGGTCATCGCCGGCTCGGTCAGGATGACGACAGCGCCGGAGGCGACCGCCGCAGAGGAAACCGCGAACACGTAGTCGTGGCCGTCATCTGCCTTGACGACAGTGCCGATAGCCGGCGTCGCCGTGGCCGAATTGGCGTCGTAGTAGGGCTTGGGACCGACATAGGTGAGGTCGATGCCAAGCGAGGGGGTGATATGCTTGACCATTGGTCATTCTCCATGATGGGGACGAAGGGATGGAAGAGCGGGCCGGAGCCCGCCCCTGTTAGGTCGCCGGGTCGCTGTCGTAGAAGCGCCAGGTGAAGAGCGGATTGACCATGGTCAGCTCGCCCATGAAGCCGATGTACTGGACGACTGCGTCCTGATTGATCGGCTTCATCCCCTCGCCTTCGAACAGCTTGGAGAAGTTGCGGCTCGGGTTGTACCGCATCCGCAAGCTGCTGGTGTCGAGGCCGTAGGTCGTGTTCGCCGGCATGGACGAACCGATGCCGCCGGCCTGGACGATGTCCGCGGTGCGCCCGGCGCCGTAGTACTTCAGCGACTGGAAGCCCAGCTTGCCCATCGAGTTTTCATCGTTGATGCGCTGGATCGCCACGGTGGCGGCGTCGTAGGCGGCGTAATGCTCCGGCGACATGAGCAGGAGATCGGCACCGCTGCGATTGCGGGACCGCTGCGTCATGATCTGGTTGAGCATCGGGCGGATGGTGGTCGAACTGACCTGCGTGCCGATGGCCGGGAAGTCCGTATCGGCGTCGAAGGTCGAGGTGCGCCAGATGCTGTTGTCGGCACGCGAGATGCCGCCGTAGGTGCCGGCGTCTTCGACGATCGGAACCGCCAGCGCGAGGCCGCCGAGTTCCTTGCCACCGAAGCCGGTGCCATCGGAGTGGATCGCTTCCTCCATGGTGTCCATCAGCGAACGCTCGGCGGCGTCGATGTAGGACTCCATGACATCCATGATCTGGTTGGTGCCCTGGTTGTTCAGGATCTCCTCGTAGGAGAGCGTGATGGGCGTCGCCACCATCTTCGGCGTGAAGTAGGCGTCGTTGAACAGCTCGATGGGAGCGTTCGCCAGGAGATCATATCCGGCGTACCACTGGCCGTCCGGCTTGGCGATCTGGAGCGTCTCGCGGATGCGCGGGCCGGAATATTCCTTCCAGAGGCCCTTGCGCTTCAGAATGGCGAGAAGCGGGTTGGAGTTCGAAACGAGGTCCTGATAGCCGCTGGAGCGATCCTCCAGAGCCATCGACAGCACCTGCTGGTAGTGCGTGATCGGGTTGATGGGCATTGTGACTCTTTCCTAAGAGAAGTCAGCTCGCCTGCGCCGCAGCGCGTTTCAGAGCTTCCTTGATGGATGACGACGGCTGCGCGTTCGGTCGGGATGCCCCGTTCGAAGGTGCGCCGCTGACTGACTTTGATCCCTTGAGGGTATGAGCCTCGGGCGTCGGTTCGGGCTGGGTCTGAGCCAGTGCCGGTTGTGGGGCAGGAGCCGGGTTGAGCCGTTCGGCCAACTCGTAGGCTTCCTGCAAATCCTGTGTGCGACCGCTGTTCAGGAAGAACGCGATGTCTTCCGCCAGTTCGTCGAAGCGCGGCTTGTCCGCGGCGAAACGCTCGATCTGTTGCAGCGTCTCTTTTTCCTGAGATGTCTGCATTGAGGTCGTCACGCCGCCGAGCTGCTGTTTCAGGCCCGCGATTTCCTGACGCAGTTCGCGAAGCGTCGTTTCCTGCTGGACCGCGCCCTGTTCCGGCGTCTGGCCCATCAGTTGCGCGGCGAACTCGCGCGGGTTGATGCCGGCGTAGTCGAAGACCTGCTGGAGCCCCGCGAACTTCTCGTTCTGGTCGTGGCTGCCCAGCATCTTCTCAAGGCCGGTATAGCGGTCGAGCGCGTCCTTGACGGACGTGCCGTGCTGCTTGGCGAGATCCGCATAGGGCTTGATGGGCTCGTATTCCGCCCGGTACTTCTCGATCCCGCCTTCCAGCTCGCGCATGGCGCGGTGGACTTCGGCCTTGACCGGATCGGGCGCCGTCTCCCATGCAGCCTTGGCATCCTCGGAGAACCGCTTGGGTGGGTCACGGAAAGGAGAGGCCTGCTTGTCGGGTGCGTCGGTCGCCTTCGCCGTCTCGGTCGCGTCCTTGGGCTTCTCCTGCCCCTCGGCGGACTCTTTGGCCGCGAACTTCCCGGTCTCGTCGCGCTGCCGGGCTTCGGTCTCGACCGGCTTGGCCTTGTCCTTCGCCTCGGGCTTGTCGGTCTCCGGCTTTTCGGCCTTCTCGCGCAGGTCGGCCTCGGCCTTCTTCAGCGCATCGGAGACAGACCGCTTCGGCGCGGGCTCCTTGTCCTGGCCCTTCTCGTCGGCCTTCGGTTCGGGCTTGGCTTCCGGCTCCTTGACAGGAAGCTCGGCCTCGACCGGGTTGGGCGTCTGAACCGGCGTCTGTTCAACAGGCGCGTTCGAGGGCTCGGCGGCGGCGGGTGCCGCGTCGATGGTGTCGGACATATGAAGCTCCGTCTGAGGGATTGCTTACGAGACTTGCGCTACAGCCTTCTGAAGCGATTGGCGGATGCCCTGCCGGTCGGGCGCGGGCTTTGCCGCGGGCCGGCTGCGGGCCGGGTCGTTGCCGACCTCGACCATGCCGGCGGCGCGGTAGGTCTCCCGCAGCCGGCTCTTGCTGTCGTACATGCGGCCATCCAGCATCGACTGGACCGGCTCCATGCAGTCGCTGGCGATCATCGGTGCGGGAATGGACGAGCGGGCTGGGGTTGGCCGCTGGTATTCGTCAGCGGGCACGACGCGCTCTTGGCGCGCATCCCAGATGAAGCGTTCGCCCATCAGGCGGCCTCGTCTGCAATCGGCTGCTGCTTCGGATTGAGCCGATACCCATCACAGCGCTGATACCGCATGGCCCCGTCATTCGGTCTGGTGCCGGTGCATATCCATTCGTGGCTGTAAAACGAGCCATGATCATCCGCGAACAGGCGCCCGACCCGGCGAGTTGCAGGAGCGAAGCCATCACGGAAAACGATGGTGCCAATGGCGCAGTTGGTGTTCATTCCGCTGCCTCCGACTGCTTGGCCTGCCGTTCCTTCAGCGCCGCACCGCGCTCGTTGAGATCGGCCTGCTGTTCAGCGCTCTCTGCCTGGATCTCGGCTGCCTGCGCCTGAGCGCCGGTCTGCACCTGCAAGCGCTGGATCTCGACGCGGAGCTTTTCGATCTCCAGCGCGCCCTTCTCCATGTCCTGCATGTGCTTCTGCTGGCCGGCTTCCATGGTCGCGGTCATCTGCTGGAGCTTCGCCGCGGTCTCCGCCTGCTTGGCTTCGGCATCCACGCTCTTCATCTGCATGTCGGCCTGCATCTTCTGCATGTCGGCCTCGGCCTTGGTCTGAGCTTCCTGCTGGCGCATCTGGAGTTCGGCCTGCTTGGCTTCCATCTCCATCTTCAGGCGCTGCTGCTCGGTCGCCATCTCGGCCTGTGCCGCTGCCGCCGCAGGGTCTTCCTGCTGCTGGCCGCCAGCGTTCTTCATGGTCTCCACGAAATCGTCGATCGCACCATCAAGCTCACGGCCAGCACGGAACGGCGCAACGGAGAACTTCAGCACCTCGCCGGCAAATGGCGCCATGGCCGGGTTCTGCTGAACTGCCGGACCCATCTGAGCCAGAAGCCCGGTGAGAACCTGCGTGAACTCGGTGCGCCGCTGCTTCTCGGCGTCCTCGTTCGGCTGGATGGTAGAGTCCGTCTCGATGTCGAGGACGAACGGACGCAGCCGCTGCTCGCGAAGGAGCGCCATCACCTTCTCGATGGTCGGCGTCTCGGCGAGTTCCTGCACCTGCTTCTGGATGGCCTGCAAGCGCCCCTGCGCCTGCTGCATGATCTCCTGCGCCTTCTCCGGGTTCTGCTGAACCATCTGCTGGATTTCGGGGTCGGACTGCGCCTGCTGTAGCTGCGCCTCGATGCCCTGGCCCTCTTGCGTCAGGCCGGCGATCTGCTTCTTGATGTCCGCGTCGTTGGCAATATCCGACTGCGTCATCTCCAGCAGCGTCTTCTTGGAGAAGTTCTCGGCGATGATCTCCGCTGCGATGCGGCAGACATCACGCGCAACGCGGATCAGCTCGTTCTGCTTGTCGCGAATGCGCACGGAGCCGTACTGGCTCTTGAGTTCCTGCGCTCCCAGCGTCTCGTTGGCGTCGGTCGAGCCGCGCATGATGTCTGACAGGCCGGTGATCTGGTACACGTCGTCGATCAACTGCTTGCGAAGCTCGATGAGCTGGGCAATCGTCGAAACGATCATGTCGATTGGCAGCCAGACGATGGTGTCCTTGGCCGAGCCACCGCCGAACGCTGCGAAATTGGAGATCGGCACCAGAATACGCCGGTTGTCGGTGTTGTGGATGGCCGCCTCGATGGCGTCGCCGATCTCGCCAGCACCAGCCGGATAGAAGCCCTTGACTTTGACACCCTCGGCCAGTGCCGAAATGCGGGCCGTCAGCTCGTTCACCTCTTCCAACTGGTCCTTGTAGAAGACCATGTCGGGGACGGGAATGAGCGAGCCACGCTGCACGGTGGCATAGGCAGGACGCGGGCACGGGTAGAAGCCTTCGAGCGACAGATGCGGCGCGCCCTCGTCGAGGACGATGTCGATGCCCTCGGTGACCCAGACGACCTTGTCCTCGTCCTTCGACCAGATCTCCCACACCGCGACCTTCTGGCGGTCATCGGCAGCACCGCGCTCTTTGGCGTCAGTCTGGACCTCGTAGGCAGCTTCCTTCAGTTTATCCTTGGGCACGTCCTTGAAGCGATCTTCCATTGCCTCATGGTCGAGCCATGCACGACGGGCAACCCAGCCCACTTCCTTCCACTTGCGCGCTGGCTCATGCAGGAAGTCGCGGCGATCGACATGCTCGATGCATACGCGCTCGCCCTTCTTGGTCTCATAGCGCACCCAGGGCACGCCACGGGCTGCGATGTTCACGTCATCGCGGACCATCCGCATGACCTGGTCGATGTCCTCCATCTCGAACACGACATGCGAGGCGCGTTCGAGGAGTTCGGATGCGGCACCCGGCACCGGCTTGCGATCCTTGAACCGCGGCACGACGACAGGCACGGGAGGCCGGCTGTAGATCGACGGGCCGAGAACCTGGATATTCGCCCAGAACAGCGCAAACTCGCGATCACGCGCCGGGTTGGCCTTCATCGACAGGTCAGCATAGAGCTTGTCGATCTTGTCGGCCTTCTCCTGGTAATCGCGGAAGGTCTTCTCGGCCTGCGTGATCATGTCGAGCCACGGCTTGGACTTGCCGGCCTCGATCTGCTCTGCGCGCTCTTCCTCCTCCAGAGGTGTGTTGTCGTCGGTCACAGGCGAATCCTTGTCCCACTGGCGGGCGACGGAGGCGGCGGGGGGATGACGTAGCCACGGGGCGGTTCGGCAACGGGCGCGGGCTTCTTCACCGGAGGCGCTATTCCCGCGTTGACCGCGAACTCTCCGAAGGCGTCCGCCCCGTGACTGTTCTCGTCATGCAGCGGGCCGAGATACGTGCCGAGCTGCTCGTTGAACTTGCGGGAGTAGCGACGAAGCCGGGAGAGCCCGAGCATCACGCGCTTGGTCTGATGAAACTCGCAGATCGGCAGAAGCCGGCGGCTGGCGTTGATCCGCTCTTCCGGGTTCTGCGCCACACCGCGAGACATGGCATCGAGCGGGATGCCGAGAGCGTTGAGCGTCTGGATGCGCGTCCTGGCGCCAGCGCCCCACTCACGGTTGCCGATGTCATGCGGCAGGAAGTGCTTGGCGTAGCGATAGGCCTTGGGCCGGCCCATCTCGACCAACTGCGATACGCGGTCCTGAAGATCCTCTGTGTATTCCGGCAGCGCCTCCGCGACGATGTCGTCTGCACCGAGGCCGCTCGCCTCGTAGTAGTCGATGACCCGCACGCGCTGGTCGATGATCTGGAGAAACCAGATGCAGGTGTAATCGTCCACGCCCAGATCCCAGCCGGTGTAGACGGGATAGTTCGGATCGTATGGGTAGTACCCGACGCGCCCTGCCTTCTCGGCCGCCGCGATGTGCTTGGCGTAATAGGCGCCCTCGGTGATGATCTCGTAGCCGCCACCCCAGACGTGCTCTGCCATTTCGGGGTCGCTGGCGTAGTCCTGGTCCTTTTCGTCCACCAGCACCGAGGGAAACCAAGGATTGTCGTACCAGTTGACCGGGCAGACGACCGCGTTGTGCGGCTTCTCGCCACCGCGGAAGAACTTGTCGACAGCATCGGTGTCATGGCGCGGGTTCCACGAGAACCAGATTTCCGAGCCGTCCTTACGAATGGTCGGGCGCAACAGCCGCAGCGACTTGGCTGAGAAGGTCTGTGCCTCCTCCACCCAGGCGATGTCGAAATCCTCCAGCGACTTGATGTTCTCTGCGTTGTAGGACTGCATGCCCTTGAAGACGATCAGCGAGCCGTTCTTGCCCCTGATCTCGCCTTCCAGCGCATCGAAGAACTCGCCCAGCCCCATCTTCTGGATCTTGTCGACGAGGAGCTGGCGAACCGATTCCTTCAGGCTGTTCTGCACCTCACGAATGCAGACGGCGCGTGTCTTCTGGGCATAGCAGCGGATGATGATCTGCTCGGCGAAGAAGTGCGACTTCGCCCCGCCTCGCCCGCCATGCGCTCCCTTGTATCGAGCCGGTTGCAGAAGCGGTGCGAGCGCACGAGGAACATCAACGCTTAGGGTCGACAATTCGCTGCTCGATGCGCTCAAACCTGACCTCGCCAGAATGCTCATGGTCGCGCTTGTCACGCCACTCTGTCGGCTGGCGGTTCTTCAGCCAGAAGATGGCTGCCGTCGTGTCTGGTGCGACTTTCTCGCGGTACTCGGCATAAACCGGCGCGTCGGCCCCTGCCGGCATGAAGATCTTGACCGCGTCCTGCTCGTAGCCGACCGCCTTTTGGTAGAGGCTATTGACCACCCGCTCGTCCGCTTTGGCCTTCCCCGTGTTTAGGGCCTGACAAAACTCCTCGTGGGTGTGCTTCCAGCGATAGATGGTTCGCACGTCAACCTTGAAGAAGTCGGCCACCTCAATGTCCGTCGCTCCAAGCGCCGCAAGCTTGCTGGCCTGCTCCGCGAACTCGTCCCTGTAATCTGTCGGCCTTGCCATGATCATTTAGTCCTTCCCGGTCTGAGCGGGATGGTTTCGGGGTTACGCCTCGTCCATATGCTTGCGGCACTCGACGCGAGAGACGGTCCAGCCTGGGCGGTCGCCAGCCCATTCCGCGGCGGACATCTGCGACTGCATCATGCAGGACAGCATCGAGAGCGGCGTTGGGATGATGTGGCGCTCGCATTCTGTCGGGGCCGCTGCGAGGCAAGCAATGACGATGAGGTCGGAGAGCGCGATCATCGATGGCCTCGGAGGTGCGGCCACAGCAGCCACGTTATCGCGGCCAGCAGGACCAAGTAGACGGCGAGGACAGCCAGAGCACCCATGATCAGAGCCCCTTGCGGATAGCCGAGCGGATGAGAAGGCGGGCGAGGATGTTGCCGATGCGGTTGAGCAAGCGGGAGCGAAGGCGGAACCGTGTCGCCATCTACGCTCTCCTGTGCTGTGCTAGGGGGTGAGAGGCGGGCGGGACCTGATCCCCGCTTCAGCCTTGCGGCCTACCGTGCGTTCGCACAGCCTTTCCAGCATTCGCGCTGCCGCCTCTGTCTGTGTCCCTGGTGGGGAGTGAAAGGGAGCGGGTGGGACTTTAGCCCAGACGGTCGACTAACGCCTGACCGATGCCTTGAGCGATCCCCGCTCCCTACTCGTGCGAGAGGCTTGCTCTCGGGTATGCTCAGGACGGACAGAACACTGAGGGAGCGACCCTCGCCTCCTACTCCACCGAAGTGGACACATCTGCCGAAAGGCGAAACCGACTTGCGCCGCGCCCTGATCTTCGTGCGAGAGGCTTGCTCTCGGATGCTTGAGGCGG